CCAATCTACTTTTTGACCTCGAAGGTGTGCGTGTTGATCTAGTCCCATAACTTTTCTCCTATTTGTTAGTTTGTTCTTCCTCTTATCAAATCCCACTAATCAATGCAACAATTATCTTTTAGAATTATTCTAAACTAGAAACCCTAACCTTTTTACCAGCAGGTGCGTCTGCACGGGTGCCAAACTCCATAGTAATCTCTGCGCAGGGACGTCCAGCTCTACAAACGAGACGACATGTAGGTATCACAGCATTCCAACGAGCGAGAGCAGCAGGATCCCAGTGCCCGCTAATGTGAGCCCTGGGAACATGAAAAGAAGGCATAGCCAGACGACAGCAATACTCACGCTGCATCCCCAGCTGCAGGTCCATCCTCCTTCACCTCTGACTCCGCCCAGGTATTACCATTCGCAATGCAGCGAGATCCGGGGCCACCGGTAAGCGCGTATACTTTTCCTTCTTCAGGTTTGTCAATTGAATGAGCAGCATCAGCTGCTGGTCCAGTCTTCACGGTTCGTGTTCTTTTATTCATAGCTCTCCTTTGGTTAACGAGCTACATATAAGATGCGATGGGATAGCTGTCAAGGCCTTTCTTTAATTTTTTGTAATCTTTCTTCAAACGACCACCTCTTGTCATCTGGTAGTTCCCGTACCACAGCTTCTACCAGCTCCTGAAGACTAGTTACCTGCTGCTGGAGCTCATCTACTCTCTTGTTGTATGAACGAGATTTGTTCTCACCTCGAACGAGATCCAAAGCGTCAAAATCTATTGCCATTCTTTCTCCTTTGTTTAACTAACGATACGACATCATGGGATATAGGTCAAGCAAAAGTTTCTCCTGACGCCAGTCTGCACCAGCTCCTGGATCACGCTGCGGGGGGTCAGCCAGTGTCCGAGAACGAGGACGAGGTTTGTTTTTTGGAACGAGAACGAGATCCTGCTGCTGGTCCCGTCACCAGGCCACGCTAACTAAGAGGTAAATGTAACGTGGCCAGGAAACGAGAACGAGCTTACGCCACCTGCTGTGCTGGATCGGGCTGCACCAGCTCCTGAAGGATGCGCTGCTGGACCGTTGGCCATTGTAACGGGAACGAGAACGAGGCAAACGAGACGAGGGAACGAGGATCAGTGAACACGGACACCGGTCTGTACAGTTTAAGACGTCTTTCAGAGAGGGTCTTACCCAAGTTTTCATGAAGTATAAATACAGTTCCTCCAGCTTTTATATATCGGTTAATCCAAACAATTTGCCATCGATTTAGTTTAGGATAATTTGATTTATCAGATTTAAGTTCTATCCAAAATACTCCTTGTTTATGAACACCATGTACATCAGGAATACCATTGATTGAGCTAGATTCTATGCGAGTTAGGAAACATTGGTTAAGTCCTAGCTTTACCTTTTGCCAAAGCCTGCTTTCTGGATTTTTTCCTGACATATTTTAACTTAACTTTTTTATTTCTTTAATGACTGAGTTAGGAATTATAGTTGTGTTGCCAATACTTTCAATATCTTTTCCATTGTCTGAAAATGAGTAATCTCCAAAGATTCTAGTAACACCTTTTGATTGACTTAACAGATGACCTTTGGTGATGCAGGTGGCCAAATTAGATTTTTTTAATGAATCAAAACTAGTCCACGAACTGTCCGAGACGATATCAAACCATTCTACAGAAACCATAGGATATTTTTCTATTTCGCTTTTAGTTTTTTTAGGAATTGCTATTTTTTTTCTCATCAACCTTTACCTCTACCACACCAACTGACGTAAGCAGTGCGTTATGTTTTTGATTAAACAATTTTATAAACTCAGACCAACTAGCTTTTTTCAATAACGTCTGTGACTTCAGCTTCAACTGTTTTGGAGTTGTACCCATCGATCTTTTCGGATAACTCCTTAAGTTTACTTTCAAGTTCTTCACGTGACATACCCTCCAAACCACTTACTCTGACTTCTTTTCTATCAACGTAAGCACCAGCTAATTGACCAGATCTATATTCAGCATTAATTGCAGCAGCATACTGTTTATCTTTTTCTGCTTTATCTGAAATTCTATCTAATCTTTTAAATCTTCTAAGGTTGTCACCTTCGTATTTTTTTAATTCTTGATGAAATCTTTTATCAAAATATTTTGCAACATGAGGACTGTTTTTTCTTGATAACAATTGTGATGCAGTTGATTTTGCACTATTCTCATCTTTGCAATCGTAACCAGCTCTTTTTAAAGCTTCGTGTTGTGTAATAGATCCCCAATCTTTTACGAGGATCTCAACAAACATTTTTTGTTTTGGAGTGAGATCTAAATCAGTTCTGAGTTCTTTCTTTTTTAAACCACCAGGCATTATTTATTTAAACCACCTTTTTTGAAACCCATATGCTTTTGGCCTGTTTTACGTTGTTCAACTTTTTTTCTATTTGTAAATCTTCTTTTAGTTAAAGCTCTCACAACTCTATCTTTACCAAATCGATCTATCATGTCTACCACGTAAATTTGTTTTTTGTTCATAATTTAATTATATAGATATTTCAGACCTTTGACTATACACCTTTAACCAACTGACAGCTGCTCCGCAAGAGTGATGTATCCCAGATACACCATGGATACACCATAGATACACCATAAAAACGTACTTAAAGTATTGATATATATACATTATTCTTCTTCGGATACACCAGATACACCACTATTACCCTCTGAGCACTTTTCTATTTTAATTACTCTAGAATATCTATATAGTAAAAATGATTTATAAACATCTCCGGTCATCGGGAACATCAACTGGTTCGGTTTCCGGTGGCCGTTATTCCTTGTCCATTTTCTCTGAATATGCTATTATTTACACATGAACTTTCTTAGGTTCTTATTAGCTACTCCTGGGGTTATCTATCTTGCTCTCTTGCTAATCCCAGGATACCCAAAAATTCACCCACCATGACTACTCTAATCTTTTTAAATTCTCTCGATCAATTCTTTTTTTAATTTCTCTTCTCTCTTCCTTAGAACCTGCCTCTCGATACAATCTATATAACTCTCTATAGTTTAACCAATGAGTCTGCATCTTAGAAAATCTAATTTTTTTTATTTTAACTAATTTAAAAAACTCTCCACGAATTAATTCTGGGTCCATATCAGCTGCCCAACAAACATCCTGAAAGTCTATAGAATTACTGTAAAACCATTTGTAGGCATCTTCCTTCCAATAAGCTTCCTTTTTAAAACTTGAAATATTCATCACATCCTCCAACGCCTGGACAATGATAGCCTGGAACAATCGTTGTTCGCTTAAAGGTTTTTCCTTAATAAGCTCCATAGCCAACTTAATTCCCAAATTTTTTAACAAGTTTGGTGAGCAAATCACTAAATTTTTTAACCTCTCGTTTAGGGTATTTTTTGTGCTTTGCTATATGATACTGATCTGAAATTAAATCTAAAAAATTATTACGCTCCATCGGATCCATTTCCGCAGCATATTCAATTGTTTCTTGAGTTAATTTCCTTGATGTCTTGTATTCCATTTGCATAACCACGATGCGGGAAAAGATATGGATTGGGATAATACACCGTGGTTACACATTTTTAACAACCAGGCTAATGCCTTTAGCTTTCGCTGCAGCTTTACGTCCTGATCGCCATCTATTCTCGATTTTATCAAGAAAAGAAAGACTGAAATTTCCTAAACCAAAGTCATTTCCACAATACAACTGAAACATCAAACTTGTTAACTCATCATAAGTTTTTTTATTTGGACACACCATCACTAGCTTGTCCAATGCTTGATTCAATGTTTCTTCACTGCTCTTTTTAACAGCTTTGCCCACAAAATATCCTTTTATTAAAGTTAATTTTATGATTCGTTGTTCGGTGAAAATAAAGTGTTTTGAAAGCCCCACTTATTTCATTTAGGCTTAGGAATACGTTCTTGAGTAGTATTTGATTATAATTTGTATTGCAAGTAAAAAAAAGGCCTAGTCTCCCAGGCCTTTTTCCGTCATCTCGGTTAAAGGTTAACCATCCAACCTCATAGACTATTTACCATTGAGCAGCTTCTTGCCCTCCGATAGTAAATTCTGTTTCATGCTTTCATAAGACTTGCCCTCCTTTTTTGCAATCTTACGAATCTCATCATCAACTAATTTTGCAATCATTGAGCCAGGTCTTCTGAAACCTTGTTTACCCATGGCTCTAATAATTGTGTATGATTCGATATCTACTGCACATGACTTCCATCTTTCTATGTCCATTGTCCTGTCTCCTATTTTTCTTGATACTCTTTACTCTTGTAAAATTCAACTAAATTTATTTTATTTTTAGTAGTCAACCCTGCATTATAGATTCTTTCAATAATTGAAACATAATCTGCTGTTGAAGTACCTGTTAAAAACCAAGAAGATTTACTTTTACAAGCTGTTTTAAATCTCTTGTGATCAAATTTAGGATGTTTGTCTGCTACAATATATGACACAACCATTGAACGTTTGAATCTTTTGTTTTTGGTTGACTCCATACCATAAAAGTATTTTTTAAGCTGCATTAATTGTGATCCAATTTTATCAGCATGTTCAATACCTCCTGCAGGAATTACAAACCCACCTGTTTTAAAATCATTACTGATTCTAGCCCACATTGAAGTTTGTTTTAATAGTAGGACTACCATTTCTGCAACATTGATTCCGTATTGTTGCATTTTGTTTCTACAAATTTTGTAGTCCATTTTATTTCTGGCACAGTGTTGATTTAAATAATCATTCAATGACCAGTTTTTACGACCTGTGTTTAGTCTTGCAACATCCAAAGGATCATCAGAGTTCATAATTATATATGGTATCTTTAGATCTAATTGTTTTCTAGCTTCCAATGTATGTTGGCCATCAACAACTTCCATGTTTTGGTTAACACGTATCGGATCATAAAGATCTTTTTCTGCAATCAACTTTTTAAGTTGCTGCACGTGTGCTTCGTCTACAGGTCTATTACCTCTAGTCTTTTTGAATTTACTGTAATCAGTAGTTTCAAAAAATTTATTATTTATAGCTTTGTTCATATCTTCTCCTCTTGGTTAGAACGTTAAGTAAATTAATCCACCAAATAAAAATAATAATATTTTGGCAGGTATGATTGTTAAGAGTGCAATAAAAATCATACTAAATATCAGATCTTTCATTTTCCTCATAACCTTTTAGTTGATCGTAGCAAAGTTCTGCAGCTACTTTTTCGTTGATAATATAGATAGGCATATCTTCAAACTTCAAAGAACACTGTTGCAGTTTACGCATGGTGTTTTGAAATTCATCATCAGAATATTCTAATGGTTGACCATCTATTGTTGTTCTAGGTAATTGATTTAAAAGTTCATTTACCTGAGCATACCAATTAATTAAAACTTCTGAAGAACTAGTTTTTGGCACTGATCCCCCAAAGTTCAAATTTATTAATGATATGACTTAAAGCTTCATGGAATTTTACTTTACCTTCCGTTGCATCGTCCAAAGGAATTTTTTTGTAAAAATCTCCATTTACAGTCAGTAACAATACTCGTGTTTTTTCGCTGAATGAAACTGTAAAACTATTTTCAGCTTCAATTGATTTAGGTTTTATTCCCCATTCAGGTCTTAAAACCAAAGGATCCTGCAGCTTTTCGTCAGCGCCTACAGATGCTTTTACTTTTTCGTCTTTCATGATAACCTCTTTGTTAATATTCATAAAAAGATATATAATCATTTTAATGGGATATGCAAGTATTTAAAAAGATAGGATAATATAGGACAATGAAATATGTTTTAATTTTATATTTATGTAGTATGGCCACTGGTAAATGCCCTGATTCCCAAGTCTCAGGATTTACCTTTAAAAGCCATTATGATTGCGTCCAAGCAGGGTATAGAATTGCATCTGCTACCTATAAAGAACTATTAAAAGATGATTATTACGGTTTAGAACGAATAAATAAGGAAAAAATAGCCATAAAATTTGAATGTAAAGGTCTTGACATAAAAGAACCTGGAACACCCTCCTAGTTGCATTAACGGTGTTTTTTGATATATAATACCACATGAAGCTATATCGCGTCCAAGCAAAATACAAGAATATATATATTGATGAGATGCTTGAGGCTGAGAACGATAAAGCCGTCCTTGAGAAGTTTTCAAAGAAGGTTGACTCAGGTGACGTAACAGAAAGAGAAGGTGCTGGATTTGAGAATCCTGAATTTCTTTTCTTAACCTTCGAGGAGGTTGACCGAGATGCAACTACAAAAGTTAATATCGGAGAAACTTCAATTGGAGTCCAAATGGGCCAATCAAGCATTGGAACAGGGCAGAGTGACTCCTGACATGAAGTGGATCGATATCAAGATCAAAAATCTTAGAACAAAGATTAATGATCAAAGTGTTGAAGACGCTAAAAAAGGTCTTTTAGACATAGCTAGTTAAACTAGCAAAAAAAAAAATCATTTTTATCCCTAAGGCTAGTGCGCTCTAAATTTTCCAAAAAGCATTCAGTGTCGCATCTAGAATGAAACCCCTGGTGTTGGTGATCGTTTACTATTCAATAAAATAAAAAATCAAAAAATAGCTCGTGGTATAATACATAAAAATAAAATATAGGAGAGCAAATATGTTTGAATGGAAACACCCAAGTTATTATGCAGAACTTAAAAAGCTGCGTAAGATCGAAGAAGAGAAGGAGTCGGAGAACAATGAGGACAAGGACTCTTCTCAAGAACCTCAAGATCCTCAATCTTAAAAGTAATTTTTGTGCCCTTGCATTCTGTGCAAGGGTTACTATTCTTTAGCTTCTCCCCAGGATCGTCCGAGGGCAATATCAACTTTGGAAGGAACTTTAAGGCTTTCGATTGCATTTTCCATTATCTCCTTTACACTTTTTATATCAGCTTCTTCATTAATTGAAAAACATAACTCATCATGAATTTGTAGTAAAGGTTTATACCCTGCTTTATAACAATTTATCATTGCTTGTTTGGTTTGATCAGCAGCAGATCCTTGGATTAACCTGTTTAAAGCTTTATAAGTATAAGCCCTTCTAATGTTGTTTCCATAAACCGCTTTAGCCTCCTCATATTGCATTGCTTTATTCATTCCGAAGGTAGCAGGCTCCCACATATCAAATCGGCATTTACGACCCCCTACTGTTCGAATAAAGCCAAATTTTGAAGCACTGTTGGTTACTTCAGTAGCTAATCTTTTAACAAATGGAACTCTTTCACCATATTGTCTTAATAAAGCTTCAGCTCTATCTTTGTTAATACCTAATTCTTTACCAAGCTTAGCTTTACCCATACCGTAAAATAAACCAAGATTGATAGTCTTAGCTTGTGTTCTAGTGATACCTGCCATTTCAGCTACAATCTGATGAAAGTCTGCAGCTTCATTTTTGTACGCTTCTATAAACTCCGCTGCACCTTCAAAATGGTCATTGACAGATGCAGCGTAGTGAGCAACAAGCCTAGGCTCTTGTTGTGAGTAGT